CGGCTTTCTAGGGCTATTCAAGAGCCTGCAATGGGACACCGTGCAGGGATTCGTCATTTTACCCGAAATTAGGCAGACTGCCTTAGCCATTGTAGGATTCTACTTTGGTTCATCTCAAATTAAATAATATGAAAAATTCTAGTTGCGGAAAACCTAAAGCACCAATGCCTCGCAATCCTGGTAGCGGAAAGAAAATGTCACGTAAAACTTTAAAATGAGCTTATACGAAAACATAAACAAGCGCAAAAAAGCGGGAACTAGCCGATCCAAAAGCAAATCTACTGTTAGTAAAAAAGCATTCAGTAACATGAAAAAAGGTTTTCCTAAAAAGAAATCTAAGTAATGAAAAAATGTCCTCTAGGACAAGCTTTAAACGAAACGGAGGGGCGAAAAGCAAAAAACGCCATATTAAAATCTATCCAAATGTGTGAGCTTAAAGACTTATGCTACTGTCAAAAAAACATTAAACTAAAACAACTAAGGAAAAAATAGATATGCCACAAGGAAAAGGAACATACGGAAGTAAAGTAGGTCGTCCCCCCGCTAAAAAAGCCATGAATAAACGTCCAATGAAACGGGCAGCACGTAAGCGCAAATAGTAACTTAAAAATATGCCGCGTTATTCTGGATACGGAGCAAATGATTCTAAAATTGTCGACGAGTTCGACACTGGATACTTTGGCTTTAACAATAGGTTTCGACCCGATCAGTTGAAGTCAGGCGTTCTTGCGGACTCTCGCAACGGTCGGATGGATCTAAATGGCGAATGGCAAGTCAGAAAAGGCATTGAAGTTATTACAAGTGAATTAGTTTCTGGAACTGAGGGGCTAACCCTTAATTTTGTATTAGATGACCTTGGCACTCGCCCAGTTATAAATAATAATGCACAGCCCAGAATTTGGGCATCCTGCGCTTATTCTGACCCAAGCCAAACTTCCAGCCAGTATATTATTACTGCTCAAAATAGCGAAGCAATCGCAAGTAATTTAGATACAAGAACAGCAAGTAAAGTTCCCTATCCTCCATCTTATAATTTAGGAGAATTATCTGTTTTAACTCAAGCTTTTAGGCAAGTAATTCTTTTTACAGGAGGAAAAACCTCTTTAGTTTGGGATGGAGTCGTTACTTCTGTTACCGTTGATAAGTTTGATATTGGAAAAACTTATAAAATTGATTCAATAGGAGACACGGTTTGGACAACCGTAGGAGCCACTACGGGAACTGTAGGTGAAGTTTTTATTGCAACCGCAGCCGGGACTGGAACGGGAACTGCCTTTTCTGGATTTACAAAAGTAAAAAGCGGAGCTTATGAGCAACCCGAAAGGCTTGGAAATGATGCAGATAATACAGTAATAACAAATAATGTTGTTTCAGTTGCATCAGATCTTCACGGTCTTGTGGTTGGAGATGAAATAGTCGTTGTAGATCCAGGATCAACTACATTGATTGTGGGTGAAACGTATTTTGTTGCAATAGTTGTTAATGCTAACCAATTTTCTTTTTTTGCAGAAAAGAATAATTCTGCTTTAAATCAAGTTCATTTTACAAAACCAGTATCTCAAGGCGTAGGATACGTGCGTATGCCCGCTCCCCCGTTTGGGACTTATCACGGTGGAAGGCTAGTTGTTCCCTACGAATATACGGTAGAAAGCACTCCAGATACTTATTCCGACAGGAAAACTAAAGATGAAGTAATTTTTTCTAACGGACTAGACATTAACACTTATGACGATGTTCCTAACACAAAACAATTAACTGCGGGAACCGCTGATTTTATTGTAGGTCTTCATTCTTTCTCTGACGATCAATTATTAATATTTAATCGAAATAGCATACATACGATTACTAGCACTATAAATATATCTCAGGCAGTAACGAGTCTTGTTACTGGAGAAATAGGCTGCGTAGCAAAAGACAGTATAGTTCAAGTAGGAAGTAATCTGTTTTTCTTATCTGACAGCGGAATATATGGAGCTTCTTTCCAAGATTTATACAACCTTCGGGGAAATGAAGTTCCTTTAAGTGAAGCGATAGATAAAACGATTCGATCAATAAATAGAAATTTATGGCAAAATTCTTCGGCTGTATACTTTGACAACAAATATTACATCGCAGTTCCTTTAAATTCTGTCGATAGCTCGGGCGAGGAAGTTATAGCTACAAAAAACAATGTAGTTTTAATTTACAATTTTATAAATAAACAATGGGAGTCTATTGACTCGGTTCCATCTTTTGATTATGAAAAATTAATTATTGCTGGAGAAGCAGATAACAGGGGAGTATATTGCGTAAACTCATTTGGTGGAGTTCACTTGTTGGAAAGCAGAAATGACGCGACTGATAGAATTTCTTCTAACCCTTCTGGTTCAAATTTAATTACAACACAACCCATTGAAGCTAGTTTAACAACTCGAGACTTTACAATTGGAACTACCGATAGGAAAAAATGGAATACGTTTGACATTCAAGTCCAGTCTTCTCCTGACGAAACATCTGATTTTAATATTTTAGCAAAAACTACAGACATAGATTACGACTTAAATTTAGGAAATTTAGCTTCAAGATTAGAGAGTGGCCCATTGCCTGAAAACGAAGATGTATCCATCCGTGGTAGAATAGGTAATAGTAGAGCTTACGCAATTCAATTTACTTTAAACAATTTCTCTGGAAGACCTAGAATAAAATCAATTAAAACATCCGGAGGCATATCATTTAACTCCACAAACACAGCAATATAATGTCAGACATATTATCAATCCAAACTCCTTACGCTGATGACGACACTGTAACTTCTACAAATCTCAACAACTTGGTAAGTAAAGCCACGTTTACATCTGCGGTTGTTGATGGTTCTACTACGCAACTTAATGGAGCAGGATCAGTAATTGTTCGAGATGGCGGTATCACTAAACCAAAACTTGCGGTTAATATGCAAGGAGCACTTGAGCTCGTGGGGACAGATGCTTACGTAGGGGGAAATAAAACTGGAGCTACGAGGGGAGATGAATCCCTGGATATCCAGAGCGATAGAAATTCCAATTCAGCTAGTGTGGCTTCGGGAACAAGGGCTATCGCCATTGGAAGAAATGTTAGAGCTTCTAGCGGAAATAGCACTGGCTTGGGTCAATCAGTTATTGCTTCTGGGGAAAACTCAGTAGCTATAGGGCCTGTAGCGCAAGCTACAGCGTTGCGCTCAATTGGAATAGGCAGTATCGCTCGAGCAACCGGAACCAATTCAATAGGTATTGGCAACTTTGCTTATGCGACTAGAACAAGTTCAATAGCAATAGGAAGCAATGCAACTGCTACGGCTGAATACGCACTGGCGATTGGTCACGAAGCTGAAGCTCTAGCAAATAATACAATAGCAATAGGCAGAAACTTAAAAAACAATGGCACTGGCGGGTCTGAGTTTGGATCTATGGATAGTCTTGGGAATAGAACTGGATCTGTTAGAGCCCAAAATGATGGCATGGTTTCATTTACCCGTCAAAATCCTTACGCTGTTCCTACCCCCTGGGGTGGCGCACCCGCTGGAAGCGAAACTAATGGAACGTTAGGCGAGGGAATGTTTACAATTGGCATTGATGTAGCGGGCACTCCCAAAGTCAATTTGTTTTACAATAACGCTGGACAAATCATGACTTTGTTTCTCGGAAATCTTACATAATTTCATAACATTATGACTAGCTCAGAAAGATACGACCTCCATAATTACCGCAATACTGCCGAAGGGTTAGAATTATCTGACTCCGTTGGCGGAATAATTAACGATTTGCTTTTTCCTAGAGCAGGCGTTACAACCAACAGGGATACGGCTTTTAATAATATTACCAACATCCTTACCGATGGAGGATTAGAAGGATTAGCTGCAAATGATTTTGTCCTAAATGAGCTTGAGCGTCGGGCTGGGTCAGAAATTATGAATTTGCCTGACGTTGGGCATCTAATTAGCAGGACTTACGAGACGTTTGTCCCAAAAGAACTTCAAAATAAACTTGAAGGAAGCAATGGATATATGTCTCAAGGGGTGAAGCTTGCCCTTTTCGCTGCACAAATGAATGGGACTTTGACCGAAGCTCAAGCACAAATAGGATCTAATGTTGTAACTGCTTTTGGCCCAGGCGCAAATCAGATTGATCTTACAAGTAATTCAGACATGGGCATTGTGCAAAGGATGTTTGCTGACCCAATGCACTATAATGCCGCCGTGTATG